GAAACGGATGCTCAAGGCAAAACAAGAGTATGAGAAAACCAAGAACCCAGATCTGATTAAAGAAATCGCAAGGTGTAACAATGTCCAGATGGCTAAGAAGATTGCACTCAACTCTGCTTATGGTGCAATCGGTAATCAGTATTTCCGTTACTACAAACTGGCCAATGCGGAAGCGATTACGCTTTCTGGTCAAGTCTCTATCCGTTGGATTGAGAATAAGATAAACCAGAGGATGAACAAGATCCTCAAGACTGAAGGAGTTGATTATGTTATTGCTTCTGACACCGATTCCATTTATCTTCATATGGGTCCTTTGGTTGAAGCTGTATACAAAGGAAGAGAGAAAACTACTGAAGGCATTGTTTCGTTCCTTAACAAGATCTGTGAAGTGGAACTTGAGCCGTATATTGACCGTTCTTACCAAGAATTGGCCAACTACGTAAATGCTTATGACCAAAAGATGCAGATGAAGCGAGAGAATATCGCTGATCGTGGCATCTGGACTGCTAAGAAACGTTACATCCTGAATGTCTGGGACAGTGAGGGTGTCCGATATAATGAACCCAAACTAAAGATCATGGGTATTGAAGCAATCAAAACTTCAACTCCTGCACCATGTCGTAAGTTTTTGAAAGATGCTTTCAAACTTCTGATGTCTGGTACGGAAGATGAGATGATTGATTACATTGAAGGTTGTCGTAAGGAGTTTTTCTCAATGCCTCCTCAGGACATTGCTTTCCCCCGTAGTGTTTCTGATATCAATAAGTGGAAATCTTCTGCGGATATGTACAATAAAGGATGTCCAATTCACGTTCGTGGTGCCATTCTCTATAATTATTGGACCAAACAAAAACAACTAGATAATAAGTACCAAGCAATTCAAAGTGGGGAGAAGATCAAGTTCTGTTACTTGAAAACTCCCAATCCAATTAGGGAAAATGTGATGTCTTTCATTCAAGACTTTCCAAAAGAGCTTGGGCTGGACAAGTATATTGATTATGATTTGCAGTTCAACAAATCATTCATTGAACCTATTAGGGTTATTCTTGATTGTATTGGATGGGAAATTGAGCGTAAGAACACTTTGGAGTCTTTCTTTGTATGATTAGGTATTGTGTTTCTTGGTCTGATAATGGTTTCTTTCGTGAAGATGATGTGAAAATCTTTGAAGATTATGAGACCGCTAGGTGGTTTCTTAAAGACATAAAGACAAAGGGATATACTTATGTTAGAATGTATGAAGCGGAGGTAGATTATCGATGAAACGAATTATCACACTGGTAACTGGAGGTTTTGATCCTATTCATAGTGGCCATATTGCATACTTCAAAAAAGCCAGAGACCTAACAAACTATCTTGTAGTTGGTTTGAATACTAACGAGTGGTTGAAGGATAAGAAAGGACAGTATTTCCAAGACTGGAAAGAACGTGCCGAAATCATTCGTCATTTGGAAATGGTTGATGCAGTTATTACGGTTCCCTATGATGAGAAGGGATCTGCTTGCGGTGCGATTGAATCTTGTTTGGAAATTGCACAGACTGTAGTCTTTGCTAATGGTGGAGATAGAGGTAAAGACAATACTCCAGAGGTTGATATGTATGGGGATAATCCTAGAGTTGAGTTTGAATATGGCATTGGTGGGACTGATAAACTGAATAGTAGTTCTTGGTTACTCCACGATTACTTTAACAGACAGAGAAAAATTCTTGGCATATGAGTGATCTGGGTGATATTGTTTGGGAACCTTTAGAACTTCCAAACATTGAGTTATATCAAACTAAACTATCTGAAGATGTTATAGAATATCTTTGGAAGAGAATTGAAATAGCAAAGGAAGTGAACATTGACTGGAGAGATAGACTCGCTGGTCAAATTTCTTGTAGCCTACACTTACAAGATAAAGACAACTATTTTTTTAATAGTGTCTTGCTTCCTATCGTTAAACATATGATTGATAAAAATAGTGGTGCCTTTGGTCCACAATTTCATCATAGTTTTGATGAGGATAAATTAGAGATTACGAGTGATATGACTTGGTGGGTTAATTTTCAAAAGCAACTAGAATTTAATCCACAACATGTTCATACTGGTGTTTTGTCATTCGTTATTTGGATGAAGATTCCTACAGACTGGAGAGAACAACACGAACTTCCTTTCTGCCAAGGAACTGGTGATCCTATTGCATCCGATTTTCAGTTTCTTTATACGGATATAATAGGCAATCATCGAGACTATAGTATTCTCATGGATAAGAGTAAGGAAGGAACCATGGTTGTTTTTCCCGCAAAGTTGGGGCATGCTGTGTTCCCTTTCTATAACTGCGATGAAGAACGTATATCTATTGCTGGAAATGTACTTTGGAATGTTGTACCACGATGAAATATCAATTCCTTAATCCTTTTGGGCCAAATATTCTTAAGTTAAAATGCCCAGATTACTTGTTATATGGACTGAATAGATATACTGAATCGCCAGATTCTGAAAAGTATCGTGTTTCTTCTGATCTCTTAGAACGAGAGATGGATGTTAGATACTTGACTGAGAGTTTTTGTAAGTCTGTGGGACTCACAGAGTTTGTCGAAGCTGCTGGTGAACTTTATATTGATTTGGTGCCAGAGGAGATACCTAAATTAGTATTGGGTGTTGTACCTCCTGTAGACACTCGGTTCAAGGCTAGTGAGTCCATTGCTGACGTATGGATCAATAGATATTATTCTGGAAGTTTCACACCAATTCATGTACACTCTGCCAGCTTGTCTGGTATAATAATATTAAAAGTACCCAATAAACCTGGTGACCTTAGTTTCATTCATGGAAATTATCTTCCCTGGGTTAAGAGTGAATGGTGTCCAGATCAGGAGGTTGGAGATGTAATTCTATTTCCTAGTTGGCTTCAACACTTGGTTATGCCACAAAGTCATGATGATGAGAGGAGAACCTTGAGTTTCAATCTCATTGAACCAAAAGTTTATTCTGAACGAAAGGAGTTGTTTTAAGTTATGGATTTTTTGAAAGATATTGCTAAAGAGATTGGTGGTGAGTACACACAACTCGCAGCAGACATTGATGAAAATGAAGAGTATGTTGACACGGGTTCGTACATTTTTAATGCACTGGTTTCAGGTAGCATATTTGGTGGTGTATCTCGCAATAAGATTACTGCTATTGCTGGAGAGTCTTCTACTGGAAAGACTTTCTTCTCTCTCGCTGTCGTTAAGAATTTTCTTGATTCCAACCCTGATGGTTACTGCCTCTATTTTGACACTGAGGCTGCTATTAACAAATCCCTTCTTGAGTCTAGGGGAATTGACCTCACTCGGTTAGTTGTAGTTAATGTTGTTACAGTTGAAGAATTTAGAGGTAAAGCCTTAAAGGCGGTTGATATATACTTAAAGAAACCTGTAGATGAACGCAAACCTTGTATGTTTGTGTTAGACTCCTTGGGAATGCTTTCCACTGAGAAGGAGATTACTGACGCACTGAACGACAAACAAGTTCGCGATATGACCAAATCACAACTGGTCAAAGGTGCATTCAGAATGTTGACTTTGAAACTGGGACAGGCAAACATTCCCATGATTGTCACTAACCACACCTACGATGTCATTGGCGCTTACGTTCCTACTAAAGAGATGGGCGGTGGTAGCGGTCTTAAGTACGCTGCCTCTACCATCATTCATCTTGGCAAGAAAAAAGAAAAGGATGGAACAGAAGTCATTGGAAACATTATCAAGGCAAAGACTGCTAAGTCGCGTTTGAGTAAAGAGGAAAAGACTGTTGAGATCCGTTTGTTCTATGACGAACGGGGTCTTGATAGGTATTATGGTCTCCTAGAATTGGGAGAGATTGGTGGACTTTGGAAAAACGTTGCAGGTCGGTATGAATTTGATGGGAAAAAGATCTACGCAAAACAAATCCTGGCAGCGCCCGAGAAATACTTTACGGATGATGTTATGGAAAAACTTGATTCGATTGCAAGAGAAACCTTTGCATATGGATAATTTTATCCGTACATGTGAAGTGTTTGATGAAATTACTTGCAAGACTATCATTGATATCTTCGAATCTTCTGAAAACAAGGAGCGTGTAGATAACTTTGGTAGACCTAATTTTACCCAAGTCAATATGAATGCCGAGGGTAAGTATAGTAAGTTCATTCAAGTTCTTTGTTATAAGTTTGTAGATGTCCTTAAACAGTATAAGGAAAATCTACCAGAGTATGTTGAATGGTTTCCTCATAAAATATACTTTGAAGAACTTAGAATCAAAAAATATGAGCCTGGATCTGATGACATGTTCGATTTGCATGTTGATGTTCAGGATCATTCATCTGCAAAGAGGTATCTGTCTTTCCTTTGCTATCTGAATGATAGTTTCTTCGGAGGAGAGACGGATTTTCCTTACAACAAATTGACAGTAAAACCAAAAACTGGTACAGTGTTAGTCTTCCCACCAACATGGCAGTATCCTCATAGGGGACTGCCAGTTAAGGAAGGTGATCCTAAGTACATCTTAAGTACATACCTTCACTATAATTAATGGAATCTATTGAAAAGTCAGTAATAAGGAACCTCATTCTTAACGAGGACTATACTCGGAGGGTTCTTCCTTTTATTAAGGCTGAATATTTTGACAACACTTGTGAGAAGGTGTTGTTTGAAGAGTGTTCAAAATTTATTCAGGAGTACAATAAGTGTGCTACTAAAGAGGTTCTGAATATTGAGTGTGAAAAGAGAAAGGATCTGAACGATGAGACTTATAAGAACATCGTTGAGTATCTTGATCAGATTGGAGAGGATTCTTCCAATACTGATTGGTTACTTGATGTCACTGAGAAGTGGTGTCGTGATCGTGCCATCTATCTAGCACTGGTTGAAAGTATTTCCATTGCAGATGGCAATGATGAGAAGAAAAATGTGGATGCAATTCCTGCTATTCTCTCTGATGCCTTGGCAGTTAGTTTTGATAATCACGTAGGACATGACTATCTCGCAGACTATTCGGAGCGATATGATTTTTATCATCAAAAGGAAGAAAAGATTCCCTTTGATCTTGAATTCTTTAACAAGATTACGAAAGGTGGTCTTCCTAACAAGACTCTCAATGTCGCTCTTGCTGGCACTGGTGTCGGAAAAAGTCTTTTCATGTGCCATATGGCTGCTTCCGTTCTCCTTTCAGGAAGGAATGTATTGTACATCACGGCTGAGATGGCTGAGGAAAAAATTGCAGAGAGAATTGATGCAAACTTACTCAACATCCCAGTACAACAATTAGCCGATGTTCCCCTACAAATGTTTGAGAATAAGGTAACAAACTTAGCAAAGAAGACTCAGGGGACCCTAATTATTAAAGAGTACCCCACGGCTTCTTCTCATGTTGGACAC